CATTCAAACCTAAAGTCACAGAACTTACAGTTAGGATTTAGAATAGTATTACCTGATGGCTTACCCCTAAACGTTTCTGGTACAGGATTAAAGCATCTCTCAAACTCATTCTTATTAACTGTGTCTACAGTGTCTTGTATCTTAGCTATCTCTGCATCCAAGTCAAGGCCATCGGCAGGTACATACTTGATGTTACCATTAGCCTTGTTGACTACCCACCAACCACCAGCTTTCTTACCAGTAGCCTTTGCATAACCTGCAAGCTGACCAATGTAACCAAATGAATCACCCTTACTGAGTGTATCATATGATTCAAACTTGTTACGATATGACCAATCAGATGCTGACTTAACATCATCTAATGCACCATCCATAATAAGATCGTATGACCCATGTATTGTATCTTCGTTTAATTCAAGTTGAACAAAGTTATCTTCGTCTTCATAGGCTACACCTGCTTCGGTAATGATACCTTTAAATGCAGCTTCAACTATGTCTCCGAGTAACATGTTCATCACGAAAGTTGTCGGTTTGGGCAACGCTTTCTCTGGCTTGTTCTTAGCAAACCAAAGCTGACAAGTAGGCTTACCTATGTTAGACATACGTAAACGAAACTCATCACGACTGTTGCCCCCACCGAACTGGCGGCGTACTGAATCCATTACATCCTTACCAATCTGTTGTATAGTCTCTTCAGACATACTAGATTTACCAGATGTAGCATCTTCAAGATACTGATTTATCGCCAGTTCAGCAGGGTGGTTCATTATACGAAGTCCTCTGCGTCAATGTCCACAAAGGCTTCGACAGTATCTGTGTCTACCTCTTCATTCTTGTGCATGTTCTCATTCCATGCATTCAGAATATATGTATTGTAGTTCTCAATCCACGCAACAAAGTTAGCAAAGACTGCTTGCGACTCATTGTCCATGTCTAGTGTATTAGACAAGTCAATGTCAGTCTCTGGTACATAGAAACTGCTACCATTAGGTAGTGGTACTTCCTTAGTAGTAGATGTAATGTAATGCTGTGGTGGTAGCCTACGCATCTTAGATAACTTAGCAAACTGCTCACCTAATGTTTTGAATGCATCACGATTATCAATCTCCCAGATGAATGCGGTAGTATCTACATCAACAGGATTACCATCAGCATCAGTAGGATTAACCAACTCTACTGTGCCAAACAAAGCACGCACACGTTTGATTGACTTGATTAAGTCTTTCATACTGTCAGGTAGTGATGCCCAATCCTTGATGAACCCTGCAGGTTTACCACAGTTGAAGCCACCATCGTTGTCCTTCATGTCACTGTTAAGATCATTAGCCATGACAGTCTTGACGAACTTGTTAGGTGTCTTATCACTACCCTTGACAAACTTCTTGTACATGAATCGCTGTAGGAATGGTCGGATAGATACTTGATCAGCGTAGTACGTAGGACCATCTGGTATCTCTAGTTTATATGCACCGCCGCCAATGACTTCTACGTTCTTCATCTTACCTGCAATCTCTTGCTGACCCATGATGGGTGTGTGATGAATGCGTAGACGTGCCAATGTACTAGCTGACTTGCTAGTCTTAGGTGAGTCAGCACCCATACCCATAGCTTGTGCCATCTCTGCAAAGTTGTTTGTATCTACTGTTGTTACTGTGTTCATATGTCTTATCTCCTATATATGTTTATCAGACGAAAGGTAGTTATATCACACTACGTCTTTTGTGTCAAGCCAGTTAGGGCCAATTTTTGCTTCTAATAATAATGGTATGTTAAAGTCCAGTGACCACTTCTTATTTACTATAGGTATCAACTTGTCGTTGGCTACCTGTATGATCTTCAATACTATTTCCTCTTCATCTGGGTGTATGTCAATTACAATTGAATCGTGGACTGTGTTCACAACACAACTGTGTAACTTGTTAGCCATCAATAACTTATCTATGTATATCAGTGAGATAGGTACGATGTCTGCTGTAGCAAACGATTGTACAGGATAATTTTTAATCTGTGTGAAATATGTCACACCCCCGAATCGTCTACGCTGTACATCAGGAAATGCAAACTCACGCCCTGATGGAGTTGTTATCTTGCCAGTGTTCAGTGCTTCTTTGGCAAGTGCAGTATGCCACTTAGCAATACCTGCATACTTAGTAGTGAACTGTTTGTAGTACGCAGCTTCTGCTTGTGATCTACCGAAACCACTCGCCCCATATAGAGGAGCAAATGTGTGTGCCTTGGCTTCTTGACGTGACATAGGTTGACCTGCATCACTGATAACCTTAGCTGTATAGCTATGCACATCAAAGCCTGTAGTCACCTCGTCAATGGCAGTCATATCTTGTGATAAGTATGCAGCAACTCTGAACTCAAGCTGTGCGAAGTCAGCTTCCATGATCTGTCCACCTTTCCAACGTGACACAAACACCTTCTTAACAGGGAATGTACCACCACGTGGCATGTTCTGCATGTTAGGGTCAGCACCTGATAGTCTGCCTGTACCTGTACGATGCTGTAATAAACGTACATGCAGTAGGCCATCAGGCTTGACGAAGTTAGCAATGCCCTCAACAAAACTGCTGAGGTAAGTCTCAACTGCAGACAACCTACGTACATTACGTAAGAATGTCTCAGCTTCTTTCATACCTCTTGATCTTGCAATACCTTCAAGGAATAATAGATTGTCCTTGCCTGTACCAAAACCATTGGCACTGATCCACTTAGCAGTAGGTGGTGTGAACTTTAGCCCAGCCACCCTACTATCAATATCAGTAAAACTATATCCTGTAGCGTCACAACTAACGCATCTATTTGGTTTAGCATATGGTGTACCATCCTTCTTTTGTTTCCATGTTTTGCCAGTGCCATTACATGTACGGCATTGACTAGCTTTCTGTTTGAATAACTTACTACTGTACGCATTTACATTACGTTTGTATTCTGCGTCAGGCATACGATCATCAAACAATTCTTTCCAGAACTTCTTATCGTGTGGCTTACGACTATATATAACCCAAGACAATTGCTCTGGACTATTGAGGTTAATAGGTCTGTCACCCATTAGCTCTGCAGTCTGCTGCTCAAGTGAAACTGTTAGTTGATTACGTTCTTGTTCGAACTCTTCTCTAACAGAGTTTAGTGCATTCATATCAACCTTCAAACCACGTTGGTATATACGTGCTAGGTGTACAGCTAACTGATTAGTCAGCTTGATGGTTGGCTCTAGTGTACTGCATCCCTCGTATGATATCCGCAAACGATCATACAATTGCTGTGTAGCATGAAGGTCAGCAGACAAGTACTCTGATAACTCAGCGTGATTCATGTCACGTACTGACTTACCTGCCTTGAGCCACTCCTTCAATGAGTCTTGCTTCTGTGTCTCTAGCATGTAACGTTCTGCACATGCCTCAAGGGATAGTGGTTGCTTCTGACCACGTTGTAATACGTACTCGCCAAGCATAGTGTCGAATACATCACCATCGTATGTAAAGCCTGACTCCCACAACCACAGTAGATCATGGGGTGCATTGTGTGCTACAAGCAGACGAGTCTTGTCCAATTTATCTTGAACAATAGCTCGTCCATTTGCAGTTGGTGTTTGCTCTGAATGATCGAATGTAATAATAGTTTCGTTATTGTTATCATCTAGCATACCCACCATAACAAGTGTGTTCTCAGGCTCGAATGGGTCAAGGTGAAGCTTACCATTTCTTTTTACTACTGTGTTCTCTACATCTAAGGTAAGTATCATACCAACTCCAATCTATCTATCATTCTCCTTTAATGCTTCCCATGAAACAGGAAACAAGTCAAGAAGTTTTTTACTAATCTTGTTAGCAACTACTCTTGTTTCATATTGTGTGTCATTCTTGCAACGTAAGTTACACATATCAGCAAAGGCATCTAAGCTACCAGACCAATACCACTCAGTCATTGTACTTTGTGGTAGTACCATACGTGCTTGCTCTGGAGCTACTCCAGCTTTCAATAGATTTCTATATAATAATCGCTGCGATTCGTTTTCTTCTATTAAATCGTCAAGCAAGAACCCATTCATTGCAGGGTACTTTAGGTCTACTTCACCATCTGATCCCTGTTTTTTATCCTCACTACGTCCACGCCATACGTCATTAGGTGGGTAATACAGATCAACATCTTCATCTACATACCTTCTACTAATCTCATTCCAACGTAGAAACTTATGTTTAACTAACTGACGTGCCACAAAGATTGGTGCTTTAACATGGAAGGATGCAAAGCAATGCCCAAAGGGTGACATGTGTTTGTGTTCCGCAAGATAGCGTATCAAATTACTATCCGCATCAAGAAACTTTGTGTGTTTCTTACCGAAGCTAACACGAGCTGCATTAACTACAGACAAGTCATTACCCATATGATCTATGTATGTTGCTTCAATCAACTGCAATCTCCTTTAGTATATCAACAGCTTCTGACTCAGTTATATTAAACCACTCACCATTGTCTTGTTTACTCCAAGGTATATTCGCCTTACGTGCTGCAAGTATATGTGCTGAACGCTCAGACTCACTGCGATCTTTACAGTATACAGAGTGTACTAACCTGTAGTTACGCATAGGTGAGCTTGTTTGGTAGCTACTCAGTCTATCTTCTGCATCAATAGCCATACCTATCTTGATCCAATCAGGCCATGCGGAGTTACTAATTGCATACACATAACCTTCTTTGATTTGTTTGTAGTTGTTAAGAGAACCAAAGGCTAGATCACCAAATGATTTGTAGTTACCTGCCTTGTGTAGTGGGTGTGACTTAGGTATATACTTACCATTGACCCACATTCTTTGTGGATTATTTGACTTATTATTTTGACCCATACAACTTTTACAATTTGTCTGATTGGATTTTCTCCATGAAGGTGGGTGGTTTTCTTCTGTTAGTTCTACATCGCATCTACTACATCTCATCTATGTTTCTCCCCTAATGCCTCATTCATTCTCTTTACATACCACTCAGCTTTCTTCATGTCCTCTACACCATTACCTTTGTAACGATACCGATGCTGATACTTGATCATGTTACCATGACAATATGCAATGAACCCATCTATTCCTAACACCTGACGTATATAATCTATACATTCAATACCATCTTGATTGTAATGTGCAGGTCGCTCAACAGGATCAAACACATGATGCTCTTTCATTATTTCAAACTCTTTCCACTTAGCCATTATTATTATTAATCTCCTGTTGTTCGTCAAAGTCATTAGCCAATTCTACGAAGGCATCTGCCAATGAGTTATGTTTGTTTACTAAATCATATACATCACGTAGTATATTCTCAAGTAATGCTCTTTGTCTATTCTGTTCCCAGAGATTGAATGCAAGTATTGCAACCAACCCCAGTAATGATACATCTAACCACGTTATCAACATACGTACCTAGCAATCTTGTACTCAAGGTCGGTGTGTACAATGCCATGCCATCCAGATAGTTTGTTCTTAACTACATTGATGTGTCGTTGATTGTCTTCTTCTTCTTGTCCTTCTACAGTTGGGTTCTTACTAATCATAATCATCAAGTCAGCTTCTGCTGCTTTACCTGTACGTGAGCCTTCCATCATAGCTTGGTTGAGTACAACCTTACCTTCTGCCTCGGCTGATAGCTGAGACATATAGAATACTGCACAGTCCTGTTGTTTAGCTATCTGCCTAGCTTGTATTGCGTTGGCCTTGAGTGCTTCATCAGGACGTGAGAAACCTGCAGTGCGTGCAAACTTGTCACCCATGTCTAGTATAACTACATCAGGTTTGTATGACTTACATACTGACTCAACCCAATTCATATCACGTCCTGTTGCATCTTTGAACATGATGTTAGGTCGTATCTTAGCAAACGTAGCCATAGCATGCGCTCTATTCTTAACGATCTCATGCTTGTCCATACCAGTTGCAGCAGTAATGTATCTGTGTGCTACACGATGGTATCCTTCCTCATTACATAGCACAACTGTCTTAGCACCCTGCCACGCAAACCCATTAGGACCTGCAACAAGTGACGCATGGAAAGAAGTCTTACCAGTATTAGGTCTAGCACCTACTTCAATCAAGTGACCTGCATTGATACCTTCCACCTTACGTGTGAGTGTGGGTATGTTGAACGTCCACTGTGACTCAAGGTCAGTCATAGCAATGATAGTATCAAGGTCAATGTCTTCCCACTCAACCTTTAGATTAGGTGTGAAGTCGTCACCATACTGTTCAAGCATTTGACGTAAAGGTTCTAAGCTAGACTTACTACCATTGACATAATCAAAGCCAAGGTTAGCAATGTCCTCACCAATTACTTGTTGGAATAGTTTTGATAACACCTCTTGTGCTACATCACTACCCATTGGTTGTTCTTTGTTTACCTGACGAAACAATGCACTGTATGCTTGACGCTGTGCAGTTGTAAGCGTTGGGTTGTTAGACATAAACAATGCCTCAATCTCAGCAGGTGTAATACTACGCTCGTATGTATTCATGGCTGCATCAATTGCTTGCTTGATCTTGCGAACATCTTTACTAAACAATCTGTCTGGGCAACGTGCGCCCTTGTGATCATCATAGAAATCTTTGTCCATCAAGCTACGTATGAGGGATAGTTCCATATGTTTTATTCTCCTAGTGTTGAAAGGTTAGCCATGTCGGATGGCAGTCTATATTTAAGGTCGTCTTCTAGTCGTAGTACTTTGACATCATCAATGTAACCACGTAAATCTTTTGCAAATTGCAGTGTCTTCGGTAATGCATCGGGGTCTAATGCAACTATTGCTGATGAGAACTGCGACAAGTACCTCTTGTGTCCATTAGATAATGACGTACCCAACACTGCAACCCCGACATATACACCACTCTCACTTACAACGGCAGCACTTACGCAGTCCTCAACAACTACAGCAGTTTTACCACATCCAAATGCATATGGCAAGTCACTCTTACCATATCTCTTCCACTTAGGTATACGTTTTCCAAGTGATCTGCCTGTAGCATCTACCATAACTCCATTGTGTACAACAGGGAACACCACACGATGTTCCTTCACATCATATAATAGACCTAGATGTTGTGCATCAAGACCCCACGTATCACAGAAGCCTGATATGCTTTCGTAATCTCGTACAAACCACTCAGGTTTTGAGAAACTTATAGCATGTGTCTCTTCTGCAACACGTCCTAATGACTTACGTATGTCCTCAGCAGTAAGTGTAGTACGAGTACCACCACTAGCTGTACAACTAGCTTTGTAACAGTTCCATATAATAGAACCCATATTGTTTGTGACAGTAAATGTATTCTTAGTATTACACATAGGACATGTCATACGCTTTGTTTCACCATTAGTAAGTGACAAATCATTTATAATACTAAGTATATTCATTATGTATCACTTTCTATGTTACTCGCTGCACTCGATTGTACACTTACATTTCTCTGTGTCAAGGCATTATTTGCAGAATCATATGTATGTTTCATATATGGTTGCACAGAAGACACATGATTGTGTCCAGTAACAGACATCACTTGTCCAATTGGTACACCTGCATCAACCATCTGTGTCACACCTGTTCTACGTAAGTCCATTAGACGTAACTCTTCTGGTAACTTAGCTAATCTCATGACACGTCTACCTACCTTAGACAAACGTTCCATTGCATATGGTTGGTACTTACCGCCCATTGGTCGTGGGTGTGGTGCTACATAATCTTGAAAGCCAAAGTCATTACGCTGTTCATTCAGCATGTGGCATAGATCATCTGATATTGGTAGTGATACATCTGCCCTACGTTTACTCTGCTCTAACTCTAGTCGCTGTGTACGCAAGTCAATGTTCTCCCACTTCAGTGTACGCATGTCACCTAGACGTTGACACCATTCATATGCCATGTGCACAATCAAGCCTACATTCCTGTAGTCAAAATCGCTGTACGAATAATCAAGAAACCTGACAACATCACCATGTGACCATACAACCTTACGCTGTGGCAATGCCTTACGCTTGATGCTAGTCCAAGGATTTTGTGTGGCATGTTCCATGTCAATAGCATAGTTGTATACCCTACTTGCACATGTTGCAGCATGATTAGCGAAACTAATACCACGCTTAACCCACTCCTCATATGCTTGCTTGGCAACCTTAGTTGTTACACTGTCATACTTCTTACCGCCCATAGTCTGATGGAGTATGGTTAGGAAGTATCTGTAATCCACCTTAGTTGTGTCTCGTAACATATTGAAATCATTAGATTGATAGTAGTAGTTAATCAAATCTGTCACCTTACTTGATGGCTTTATCTGTACCACTGTCGCTTTTTGTTCACGCCAATGGTCAATGTCTGCGTTCAACTCCTTCACAATACTACGCACTTCCTTGAGGTCAGTGCCATACTCTTGACGTGATACCACACCCTCATCCACTAAGTTCTGCGGCGGATTAAATCTGTAAGAGATCACCCCGTGAGGTGATACTCTCTCTTGTACATATCTAGGTAGCTTAGGCATTAAGCAACATCCAATACACGAAACTGATTACTGCTTACCCATTTGGATACCTCTTGCTCACGTGACCACATGTTGATAGCTTGTGTATCATGTCCCGTGTTACGTAGGTTGAAACCATTACGTTCATCAGCATAACTAGCGTAGTTAGTGAAGGCAGAATACAATGCAAACTTGTTGTGTCCACGCACACTAGCCTCAGCATTATACAAGCTGAACATCTTCTCAGCCTTAGTCTTAGAGCTAATGATACTCTCAATCAAATCTTTTACATTGATGAACTTGAGGCTAGTCTCTGCCCACACTTGCATTCTCTTAGCTTGATCAAAGAAGTCAGTACGAGCACGATTTAGTTCGTAGATAAAACTATCCATAGTAAAGTTAGATGTGTTCTTCTTACGCACCTTGTCGTGATCACCAGTAATCATGCCGTTAGTACAGAAGAAATCTATAGCACCAAAGAATACTTGGTTACTACATGATCCATCAATACCATGTAAGCTGATGATCCTGTTACCAATCTCAGTCTCAGCTTTGTCAGTTGTAATTTTAGTCTTGATGTTAGGTAGTGTCACGTCAAGCATAGCCCATGCACCATTACGTGCTGTTCTAAACTGATTGACTGCACCATCTAATGCATCAGCACCTAGCTCTTGTGTAGCAGTGTCCATTACACCACGAAAGAAATCACCATGTGCTGCACACTGGAATGTATTACCCACAATGCCAAGGTATTCACCTGTATCTTCATTGATAACGTACTTCTTATCGTGCATTTTTGTTGGTTCAAATGCTACTTTGAAGTCTAGGTGATCAGGTATATAAGTCATATTATTCTCCATTTGTTTAAGTATGTGGCAACTGTGCCATGTTTGTATAGTAATGTCAATGCTTTATAATATCAAACTAGTTACATAGCGAACTAACACTGAGAAAGCAAAGCCAATACCTAACATAGCAAATGCTGTGAATATTACTACGGCTATCGTCATTATAGTTGCATCACGTTTCTCTTTGCGTGCTTGTACTGTTACAGGTTTACTTCTGTAGTATGGTTTATATTGTGTCATTGTTTTATCTCCTTTGTATTTTATGTGTATTCAAACACTACTTCTTTTATTATAAATAAATGTCCATCAGCTCTCATGATTTCATCTGCGCTAAACAGTCTATCATCTGGGTCTTCATCAAGAGGGTGTGCTATGTATACTGCATAACCTTCTGCATAAGCCCTTAAAGCTTTGGACATACTATATGTTTGTATTTCATCAGTCATTGTAAAACTCCTTTACATTTAGTTGTACTTCACCATCAATTGTATCATCTACAATTTCTATATCTATACGCTCACCTGTATCTTGATCATAAATACACACAAGTTCATCTGAATAGTGAGACTCTAGTGCTTGTTCAAGTTGCAATATTAGCTCTTTAATTGTCATATCATAACCCTTTCAATATATGTGCTATCACGTCTACAGTCCACCCATTGCCGAGCATCTTGTAACGCTGTGTGTTTGATACACCTTCAGTGTACCCATCTGGTATTGTTTGTAAGCGTTCACATTCTAATGGTGTTAGCTTACGCCAAGACAAGTTCTCAATCAAGATACTGTCCTTAGTTACTGTGGTTAAACAATTAGTTTTATCATCTTCTCTGACCTCAATCATCTGTTTGATAGGTATAGTTGTATCATAATCTTTACGAGTACCATTAGCATCTAGTCTTCGACCAACCATACGCCCACCCTTCACCAATACTTTAGGCTCTAAGTTACCACCACTTGAGGCACACAGACTAGGTGCTTTACCTTCGGCTGCATACACCCTTCGTACATATCCGTGACCTTTTAGATCAGCGTCACCTACATGACACATCTGATCATCACTAAACACCAACTGTCTACGATGCTTCTCGAAGTATGATTTGAGATTACCACCCTTGAAATAATTAGCATCAAGACAATGTGACTTAGTTCTGTCAGTCAAACCATCCTCAAGTATATCTTTCAATACTATACCTTTGTCTTCTGGTTGTTGAATACCTTCGATGTTAGTCCAATAGAAACGTTTCCTATTCTGTGCAGACACTAGCGCACTGTTGATTAGGTACTTGTTTACATTAGGCAATGCTTGCTCAGTGTGGTACGTGATGTACTCCTCAAAAGCATTCGACATTCTAACATTCTCCATTAGGTACTTAGCATTAGGGTTATGCTCTAGCACATGTTGCATGATGTCTAGTACTACCCAAAACAATTGACCTCGTGGATCACGATCACCTTGCTGTTGACCTGCAACTGACCATGCCTGACACGGGAAACCTGCTGTGACTAGATCAACTTGTGACCAATCAATATCCCATGATCTCCACTCAGTCATATCACCTACCTGTATAGTGTCAGGATAATTTTTCTGTGTAATTTTAATAGCATGTGGGTCTATCTCACTAGCTATATAAGTATCAGCACGTAAGCCTATCTTATCACCTGCTATCTGACCACCTGATAAGCCATCACATAAGGATAGTTGTGTTCTAATCTTCATTGTTATATTCCTTTACAAATTGTTGTAGCTCTTCAAAGCTATCAGTACTACATAGCCATGCATGATCATCTGACTCACCATTGTAGGTGCTTGCCAATTGAGCTATGAAACGTGTAAACATACCCCAATCTGTACCCCAAATGTTTTTTGCATCAGCCTCACGCACATTTGCATCATGGCTGCCCATCCATATGTGTAGACCATTTACTTGGTAGCTTGGTAGTTCATCATGATGATGGCTTGTACACTTCCATTCTTTTGGTATATCTAAATCAACTAAGTATGTATCCCAATGCATTTTATATTTCCTTTCATGGTTAGTCCAACGTTGGACTTATTGAATTGATGGTGGGGTTTCACTTATGTATCCCCATGATGAGTATACCTCATGTACTCTCTCACTACAATCGACAAACTCAACTCGTGAATCAGGTTTGCTACGCATCATCATATGAATAGCAAACTCCGAAGCTGTACGCCAATCACTGACAGAAGGATACGTATCATCTAACTTAATGATAGTATTCTCACTGTCAATGGCTAACGTGACTTCATATGCCATAACAGGCATACGTTACTCTTCCTCAGTTTTGAATGCAAACCTCAGTGAATACCAAGCTGACTCAATCTTACCTATGTCTGACATGTATAGATCATGCGCTTCTGTAGCCATAGAATACGTGTCACGCAAAACCTTTTGAGCTTCTTCGATAGCTTCACGCTGTTCCTTAGACATACTAGCCAATAACTTTTTATTTACCTTATACCTAGCCATACGTTCAGCTTTCCACTGTGCTTGTGTTTTATTTGACATTGTTATTACGCCTCCAATTGTTGTTTGATATCTGCCAACCAAGTGACAAGCATCTTTTGTTGTGTCTTCAATGTAGCACGCTTAGTAGTGTACTTGCTACCTATTAAACCTACAGATTGTAGTACTTGTACCCTATATACAATACGATTAGGGTATTCGTTTAAGTCAGATGCAATCTGTTTTATAGTAGACACTCTCCAGTTCTGTAGAATGTAATCATCAACAGATGCATAGTTGTAGGTATGAATACCTGCTCTTGACATGTGTGCTGTGTGCTTCACATATAGTTCTGGGTTAGTGTTTTTTACTAGTGGTTTTGAAATAGTAGTCATTTTATGTTAGCTCCTTATGCTATACGTTTTGGTTTATAATCTGTTATGCCTCTTTGCATATTAGTTTTAATCTTACGTGCTGTTGAACGCTCACGCTTCCAATCATCACGCTTAGGCTTCTTCTTCTTAGTAGTTAGTCCAATGTTGGACTTAGTGAACTTAATAAAGTTCTTCATAGTATACTGCATTCATATGTTACCTCCCGTATGTTATACATTCTACATGAAATTTAGATACGACATTGCCTGTAGTAAGCTTACGATTAGCTTTGTTACCTGCAACATACTCGCACCATGTGTTCCACCAATACTTTGAACCAGAACGTTGAGTAAGTACTATGTACTCTTCAACCTTTCGACGTGCAGTCTCTGGCTTCATAGCCTTTGGTGGTGTCTTAACCAAGTTAGGATTGATACCTAGTCGCTTGACATTGTGTCCATCAATACAAGCCACATTGAAACCTAAACATTGAGCAAGGAAAGATGCCTTGACCATACCCAAGTTAGGTACTTGCATAAATAACTCAACAACATCAGCACAAGCTTCAACACTGTTGTAACCTTTTGCATCTGCAATCTTGTACATCTCACTACGTAGGTAGTCACCATGCTTGATAAGGTACTTGTAACCTTCATCTTTTTTGCCCCATAAGCAATTGGCTTTCACACCATCTATGCTTACTTTTTCCATGCTACCTTTTACTGTGGATAAACCTGCTTGTATCGTTAGCAATACAAACAAGCCAGTGTTTACAAATGCATCTGTACCACCCCAACGGACAAACGATTTGATTTCTCTTACATCACGACTATACATTACTGTGTATCCTCTGCACATTCTGGGCATACATCAATCATGCCATCAGATTCTTCTTTTATAAAAGCGCAATCACCACAATCGTTTTGATTGTCTGCAATAAAATTATTTATCATCATGATTGAAACTATTGCTTCAACTGTATCACCTTTACCTTTAGGTGCTTCAATAAACTTTATTACGTTCTTTATCAATGCAGGTATCTGATCAACTGAATCAGGAGTGTTGAACATGTTATTCTTTTTCATTGTATGTAATCCTTTTTATGTGAAGTCCAACGTTGGACTAGTTCCGATGCTTAACAACAAATCAGATAACCAACCTGTTGTCAAGCACTATTTTACTACGTAGTAGTAGTGTTATGATTTGCTGTAGGTTTTCCAACCTGAGTCACTCACAAACTCTACTACATTATTTTTGTTGTCATACACTACATCGACAACAGGTGAAGCACACTTACGCTGTAGCTCAATACGTGCTCGCAGCCGAGCTATACGATCCGCACGACTAGGCTTTGGCATGGTGTAATGTGTGTTTGTATGCAATTTAAATTTCATATAAATCCTTTCACAATATTAAGTCCAACATTGGACTAAGTTAAAAATTACCAAACTGTATGCCTTCAGCTATAAGCGTATCATCATTCTTGATATTACCATTACTCATATCTATGACATAGTGTCCATTATCCCAATCTTCTTTGTTCTTTTGTACACCTACAGACAAACCACCCTCCACATAGTTACATATGTGAGCTATTAGTCTAGCAGTAGCATAGTTAACATCAGACTTACGCATGTTAGATGATGCACCTTTTACTAGTTCAGTCACAGTCTCAGGGCTACCTGACCAGTGTACATATATGTAGCAAGGTGTTTCTTGCCAAGAATAGTCTTGATTTATTACTTCAAGTGTCGCTCGATTACCCATTATACAATACCCCAACTTATAACTGCATCACCATTGTCTGGATTTACCCAAACATCATAGCCATACTCACGCAATTGTGCCACATCTACAGAATTAGTTTTGTGCGATGAAACACTCAACGCATTTCTGCCTTCGCTTATAGCAAGTTCTAATACGTCTTTAAGATACTTAGTTCTTTTTTCAAACGCAATTGTTACAGCCTTATCAGCATTGATTACTTTAATCATTTTAATATCCTTTCAAGATATAAGTCCAACATTGGACTAGTTAAACATTTCGTCCCACTCTGTGGGTGTGATACCTGTAGCAATGAACTCACGTTCTTGTGCAGATATGTTAGGCATAGCATTTTGGATAAGCTCACCCTGCCAGTACCATGCATTAATCTGCGTTGGTGTTACATCAATATCCATTGCACTTATAGTGCCAGAATAAATTGATTTACGTTCAATTAACATAACATTAACCTTTCAATAAAAATGGTAGAAATAAAGCACTACCCAAAATAAAACCCATCATTGCACCCATGACTGTGTGCTTGAATGCTTCACGTAGCTGTTCTTGACGCTTACGTTGCCTTGATGTTCTGTATGCCATTTGACATTTCCTTTCATATGTAAGTCCAACATTGGACTAGTTAACTTATAAAGTTACACCTAGCTAGGGAGAGAGAGCCAGATGTAACCTATAAGTAAACTTATATTATGCTACCTTTTTTTCATCTGCTAATTCTTCTGGTGTAAGCATTTCTGCTTCAAGCATAAGCATCTCTGCAATGTCCATGATGTTCACATCACTAGCCTTACATATGGCAAGCAACTCTTTAAAGATTGTCTCTTTAGTTGCAGGTTTAGCTTCGCTAGTAGCCTCAGTTGGTGTTGCACTAGCTTTGCTAGATTTACCTGTTGACGCTTTATCATCAGTAGATGATTCTTTTTTCTTATTAGCTTTCTTCATTGCACTTTGCAATGCTGTAAGTGATGTGAAACCTTTCTTGCTTTTAGCAATAAACTCACGACATTCAACTTCGTTTTCAACGAACCATAATGCCTCACTACGTCTACGTTTGTCAACTATATGCATTTGACATTCTCTCAATCTCCAAGTTGGTATTCTACCACCTTCAAACTCTGCTTTTAGAGTTCTCATTTCATTGCCCAACCTAGTATCCAAACCTACTACAGGTTTAGTATTCCTAGTTAGACGCTTGGAATCATGACCTACTTCTAGTAGGTATAATCTAGCTATGTCTGCACCTTCAAGTTCAAGAGTAGGTAAGACAACTTTTTGTGTATCAGTGTTAGCGTTGTTAGCGAATGTAGGGTTTGGCGTTGTTCTTGTCATAATAAATTTCCTTTTTGTTTGTGGCTTGTTTGCCGTTTCGATGCAATCAGTTAGATCAGAAAAATCCGATGGTGTCAACACCTATTTTACTACGTAGTAGTATATGGAGCAAATTAAGTCCAATGTGGGACTTGTTAGGGTAAAAACGAATCACTTTTTGGAGGGTAAACGAATCAGTTTGAAGCCTCGTGTGTAGCATGTGATGTGTCCACACGTATGGAGGGGTGTGTATATGTGCTCGACATGTGACACACACGTCACTTGCTCACAGCGTACCCATGCTTGCATCATATGTGAAGGCAACTGATTGTATAACAGTTGTCATAT